GATCTACGATCGCATTGCTGTTGAGACTGCATTTGCGGATCGTGTGAAGATGGATATGATGGCCGGTGCCAAATATGTCCTTGGCTACACCAACTTCCAGAACACCGCCCTTGCTATGACCGCCTCTTCGAACCAGACCCTTCAATATGGCCTCAATTGTTCCTCACTAAGAGCAGTGGTTGCAGATCAGTGCCTTCTCCCATCAACTATTACAGACGAGGGTCTGTCGGTCTCGAACACCCTGACGCAGTTCCAGGTCTCGCTCGATGGTCGCCTGGTAAACAACAATGTGCTGTCGGCTACGCAGTTCCCAGTTGTTTTCGCAGAGTTGCAGAAGTGTTATAGCCGTCTCTTTGATGCCTCTGTGACTGACTACTCGTCCCTGTCGGCTTCGGGTGCGGTGAATAGCTTCCTCAGCGGTGCATTTGCGGTTGGTGTCAGCACCACTCGGTGCAACGAGGCCTTGGCCTTTGCAGGTAGCAATGTGTCAGTTGTCTCGCTCGCCGTTAACTTGTCAGCTGGCTCGAACTCCACTATGTTTGTGACATTCATTAGTGATTACCAGCTCCTGATCGATGCATCAGGTAGCGTCGAAATTGTTCGCTAAGGAGAGTTCTTCTTATGAAGATTATTTAAAGCCTTCTTATAAAATATTCCTTGTCAACCTATCGGGAGATTCAGAATAATCTCCCCTGCGTTGTTAGAATGCCCTACCAGATCCGCCGTCGTCCCAACCATCCCACGCAAGCCAAGGTATACGCCGAAGATGGACGACCACTCAGCAAGAAATGGAAAACCATGGATGATGCAAAGAAGCAACGCACGGCCGTGATCCTATCAGAGATTGGCTTGTCCCGACCAAGGACTCTCCCTCTGGGACACCAGAAGGCTAAACGATTCATTAAATGATCTACGCCGATATTATAGTATCGCAATAGATTAGCATGTATACCATACAGCCTTATACCAAGAAACAGGCTAAGAAGATTGGGGTCATGGTGAAACCCAGCACGGATCCAAAGAAGAAGATCGATGTATTTAAAGGAGGTCAAAAGGTCGCTTCCGTGGGAGCTACCGGCTATAAGGACTATCCGACCTTCTGGAAGGAGGACGGAAAGGCTGTTGCAGAAGAGCGTCGGCGTTTATACCATATACGGCATAAGAAGGATTCCGAGAAGAAAGGATCACCTGGATACTACGCCTCACTGCTTCTCTGGTGAGGGAACCTTCTTAACATACTTCAATGCCATGGTAATATCATGACCCATATTATCAGCAGTTTCTTTCATCTCCGCCAATGCTGGAACATCTTTGTACTTATCGGTCAAGTAGATGTGTCGTAGCATCGAAGTACTAATCGGCTTTTCAAAGAAGGAGTAAAGGAGATTGGTAAGTTGCGTCTGGGAGATCTTATTGGACTGCTGGGTATTCATGAGGAGCCAGTCGTGCGGATTCAACTCCATCCAACGCTTCATGATCTTATGCAGTTTGGCGGGGATCTCGATTACTTGCTGTTTATACTTCTTAGCGGTTTTGTAGGTGTTGAAAACGAAGTAGGGTTTACGCTTTTCGGTTTTAAGGAAGTTGTCCTTGGTGGCATCAGCGTTGCGGAGTTTGAACTCCGTGTAGTCCATTGATCGTCGAGGCTCAATAAGGAGAAGGCAAGAAAGTAGAACATAGAGTTGTACTCGTGCGAACTCCTTCTTATCCAGCGTGTCTTTTTTCATAATAGGAATAACCTCCTTCTCAAGAGTATGGTACTTCCCCATGACCTCCGAAAGTGGAATATATCCTTCTTTCTGACGCTCGCTCATCTCCTGCTTGTTGATCTCCTTATCGTAGTTCTTACAGTCATCCAGCATCTGTTCTCGGAAGGCACTTACCACCTTGTCCGCATGTTTAGCTTTCTCAATAAAAACAATCAACGCAGAGAGTCGTGTCTTTCGAACATTGCCAGGGACATTAGCAAGATGCTCGATGATCTTCTTGTGGTTATCGATAACCTCCTCGGGGGTATCAAGAGGAAGTCCGATTTGCTTACTCAGATTCTTCAAGATACTGGTATAGGTGCGTAGGGATCCTGCAGAAAGGTTGGGGCGATTCGCAAGTAGTACTTTATCCATCTACTCTTGCCGGAGAGATTAATCTCAGGTTTAATCGCAGACCGAGTTTAGAATCCTAACTTAAAATAGATCCGGCTCATAAAGTCAATGTTGGAACCGAAACAATATGCCTCGGTATACTATGCCAGAAACAGGGAGGCCAAGATCGCTCAGCAAATGGAATATCATAAGAAGCATCGAGAACGCTACTTAGAATATATGCGATCGTATAATAAACTTTACTGGCTCATGAATAAGCCACCGCCGAAACCCAAGAAGGAAAAAGCGCCGAAACCACCGAAACCTCCAAGGGAAAAGAAACCACCGAAGGAGAAGAAACCGCGACAGAGAAAGCCAAGGGAGGAATCGTGGTTCGTGGTTCCCACCCCAGAGTATCCCATGAAGATGGAGAAGGGCAACTTCGTATTAGCCTTTGATTAAAGAGCGTTCAATCGTTCCTCGGCCTTCTCAAAGAACTTCTCGTTCTTCTCGATACCGATTGCATTGCGTCCCATGGTATACGCTGTAAAGATGGAGTTGCCCGATCCGAAGGTTGGATCCAATACGGTTCCACCTACCGGACAGTATCGTTCGATCAGCCATCGATAGAGATCCTCGGGTTTCTGCGTGGGGTGCTTTTGATCCCCTGTCTTATTGCGTCCTCCTTGTTTCTTCCCATCAATCTGAATAACACTAACCGCACACTTCTTACCATCCTCGATCGTAGGAGAGAGAACTCCCGATCCAGGACGGAATGCATTGGATACTGCATCAGAAAGATTTGCCCCAGCCTGTTTGAATCGCTGGGTTATTTTACCAGGAGCATCTTCGTCGACCCGATGATAAAATGCACCCTCGTCGCTAAAAATGTAGATCATCTCATGAGATCGCATCGGCATTTTTCCAGCTTGTAAAAATGAGACACCTCGGCGTTTATCCCAAACCAGATCATATCGAAACTCGTTAGGATTACTTTGGATTAATTCATAGCCAAACTTAGTCGTACAAAAATGTATACATGGAACATGCTTATTTTTACGAATACGCTTGATCTCCTTCCAGAACTCCACGAGATCAATCTTAACATCCCACGAACAGGGTTTACTCTCGATCACGATATTAGAGTTCGGTTTACCAGGTTCGCATTTACCAACACGCTTCCCTCCACGCTTTGCACTAAGGCAACCGTAGGGTAAATCGCATAGGATTAGATCAACGGACTTTGCCGGAAGATCTTTCATAACCTTCAGGCAGTCTCCATTGTATAAAGTTAGTTCAACCATCTACTCGGTCGTTAGGTTTATTAATGGCTTATAGCACGCATGACACATTCGCTTTGCAATAATAAGTAGACAGCCAAAGTAATATCGGCTATGTTGTTCTTGGATCCACTTAACATATTGTTTGCAATAGTTGGGGGTAATCATCTATCTGAATCTTAAAAAATAAAAATTGACGGACTTTTTTTATAACCGGTTAATCGACACCAAACATCATAATGGAGTACATCGAATACCTCAAGAAGAATATCCTTGCCTATCACGATCACGATGGCGATGGGGTGGCATTGGACTCCAATGGGATTCCAATCGTGGATACTCAGGAATGGTTCCAGCAGGAGTTAGATGATTATGTAGACCGCATGTGGAACTCGGAGCGAGATGAGTTTCTTGCCGAGTATGGAATAGCGAATGCTCTGCAATACTATCAAGATAACTTTGGCGAAGGAACGCCTAACCTTGGAGCATTGGTTTATTGTGCGATAAAAGATAAACTAGAATCAGACGAGGAGATCAAGTCGTTTCTCAGCGAATAAAAATTGACGAATAATATAATAGTGGAATTGGTAATAATGATTTCAATCTATAAGATTGTATCTCCAGGATAGAAAATACTCCTGGAGTGATTAATAAAAATAATGCTATCAAAAAGCCTAAACCAAAAAAACTATGGATCAGTGGAAAGTTCATAGACTCAATAAATGACCCCAAGTAATTAATATTACAAGAAAAAATAAAGTATTCGTAAAATGGGTGATTATTTTTTTAGTGATTGACCCCCTTTACAACTCTACAGTTTTTGACGCAAACTAAAAGTTTGATAGTTTACGCTATAAACCAAAATATCTACTGTTTTATAGTGAAATCAATATATATAACCGGTTTTTTGTTTAGGTTATGCCATAAAAAACTCACTTTACGCTATAAACTACATATATTTGCGTAGTTTATAGTGTAAACCATCAATCTTTTGGTTTTCAAATGTCTACTCAGAGATCACTCCATGTTTTTTATACATCTTGTACTCATGAGAATCGGCTGGACTCTCTCCCATATTAGGTTTCCAGCCAAGATCATATGGAACAAGTTTATAGAATCGTGCAGAGGTACCATTCTCTTTATTCCATATCTTCCAAAACCGATCGATCTTCTTTATAGATTCTGCTTTTCCCTTCCAACTATTTTTTTTACTTTCTTGTTTCTTTAAAAGCATCTCATCAACTATCTCTTTAACTAAGAGTTCAATATTCTCAAGAGAGGTTAATCTTCTACCAGGAACTACCATTGGAATCTTCTTGGGAGATGCTTCGGCTTTCTTTTCTGCTTCTGATGCTTCAATTTTTTTTCCGCCCATGATTGCCTTTACTGCATCATATTCTGCGGATCCTTTCCTTGGTATACACCATTTACCTGATCCTTTATTCCATTCCTTCAAAGCATCAACCCAACGCATTCTATACTCTATTCGAATATTATTTTCTGTGCCGTAAGTATAACCCATGGATCTTCCACGAGCCTATGCTCCGCTACCTGCGGTCATTGGTGCCCCAGCTCCAGAAGTGAAAGAAGAGAAAGAGGAAGTTCCTAAGAGTCGGATCCTTATCGTACACTCCAAAGATGTATCCTCCGAGGAGCTTGCGTTATTCAAGTTCCACGGTCGTTATTTGAAGTGGGATGATCGATATATGAATATTGACTTTGCCAATCTGCCTCCACACGATTATCTCTTTGTAGATATGAGAGAGAAGAATGCCCGCTATGCCCTCGGTTCAGTCAATTATGCTGAATACAGCGTGGTATGTTATGTACCATGGTTTCACAAGGGGGAGAAGTTTATCGATCAGCTATCTGCTATTGCAACAACTAAGTTCCCATTGCGTGCGGTTAGCAAAGAGGACTTTGATCGGCAACTGCTAAATGAGAAATTACAAACGCCGTCTTTGGCTCGAACTTTTTTCGAGTTTTTGGTTCCATGCTTACGAGCGTAGGGAGGTGGCTATGGAACACGCTATGGGAATACACGAAGGGCGTTATTCTTACAGAATTGCTTACGGCATTACAGATTACACTACCTCCCATTATTTTTTCAGTTATTATCTGGATCTAATCGAACGATAGAACAAACATTCCTTTTTCAATTATCAATACCTTTGATCCTGGTGCTTTGCCGGACTTTGGCTTTCTCGTGCGTTTTGGTTTTGGCTTGTCAACTGATTTTTCTTCTTTAATCTCTTCCATACTATTCCTACAGAGATAATATATCTATTCTCTCCGCAGATGGAGTTCGCTGATGTATTTGGTGCAGTCATCCTATCACTCTATACGATGTATGTTATCCTATCCGTTTAAAACACGCTACCGCCACGACGCATATTTGACGCCGATGCCCCCGATGCTTTACGGGGTGATGATGGAAGTGGCGATCCCGTCTCTGGATTAATACCCATGCCTATAAGAACATCTTGTTCCATCTTTCCAAAGGATGCTTCTCCACCTGGAAGATTCGGTAATTCGGCCTGTGCTTTAATAAGATCCGATAGAGATGGTGCTGGTGCTGGTACAGCCCGCATCGATGGTGAACGATAGGGTACCTGATATGGTGATGGATCAGCAGACTTCATTGGCAACTGACTTTGAATCTCATAATTCACTCGGCGATCCGCATACATATCCTTTGATGGGATCGCTACCTTGCTTGGTTTTAGATTAGGAGCAATACCAAATGGATTCACTGCAGTACTATTCGCATAATCGTCTACCTTGTTTTCATTATACTTCGCTCCACCACCCACACGAATTACATCATCGTACATGGGAGCCTTGGATGCTGGATAGATGCCATAGGTAGAAGGAAGTTGTACGACTGGAGGATTCGCATACTTCGCACCTACACCCTGTAGAAGACGAAACTCGCCAAATGGGGTTCGTTTGGGAGCATTGCCTTTCTCTAATTGAACGGTATCACCTACTTTGACTTTTACATTGACGATCTGCTGTTGCGTTGCCTTGGACGATTTCTTGCCCTTACGCTTTCGGCCACCTCGTTTCATGGCTTCACCTTCTCGACTCATTATACTATGTCCCAAGATTATTCTTTTGATCGCCATTCAATCGGATCAAACCTACGATAATACCGGATGGGTTGACTATACATATTGATATGGAGAAACGAGTATGGCTCCGCTGTCGCGAACTCATAAAGTTTCATTAGCTTATGTTCGTCGGTTCCGATCTCCTTCACGAACGAATCGAGTTCGGCTTTGTTCTCGGTATGAAAGAAGGAGATACAATCCAGATTGGAACGGATTAAGGTAGGCAAGTAGGTGTTCCATTTCTGAAGGAGGTAGATGTTTGTTAATAGCATGTGGCGATTCTGTGTTGCTAACTTCGTAATAAGATTGGCCTGCTTCGACTTAATCATGTGAATGCAATCATCATAGATGATACAGTAGTTCGGTTTACCTCGTTTGTTCTTCTTCTTATGTCTCTCCGTATACGCTTCTGTCTTGGCGATGATATCCTCCAAGACGGAATTATCGAGCGTATCATAATACTGATCCTCGATATCCTC